TGAAACGTTCTTTACAATACACAATTAAGAACCGGTACCGATGCAACAGGTGTTGTAGGTATAAACATCTTGGGGACTTCAGGTCCATGGCAAGTCCAAGGGCAGTTGACAGCATCCGGTCTTAATTATCCAGCCACAGATTCCACTGCTGGCAATGTAGTGACCACGGATGGGGCGGGTAATTTAACCTTGCAGCCACCATCTGGATTTACTTCTATTAACACCCAAACATTTACCTCAAGCGGAACCTATACTCCATCTGCAGGATTATCTTATGCAACTGTGGAAGTTATTGGAAGCGGTGGTGGGGGCGGTGGTGTTGATAGTGCTATAGGTTCATCTGCTGCTGCAGGCGGTGGTGGAGCGGGAGCGTATGCACGTTCTACATTAACAGCTGCAACTATTGGAGCTTCTCAAGTAATAACCATAGGAGCGGGGGGTGCAGGCGGTGCAGCAGGTAACAATAATGGCTCTAATGGCGCTAGCAGTTCTTTTGGTGCTTTGGTAACAGCGGATGGTGGTTCTGGTGGATTTGGTGCCAGCGCTAGTGTAACAGTCCCTGCTTTGGGTATTTATGGAGCAGGGGGGGGAGCGGGAACAGGTCAGCTTGTAACAAATGGCGACTCAGGATTTTTAGGAGTTGGCTGGGGCGCTGGGTTGATAGGTATTGGTGGGCAGGGTGGAAATAGTTTTTATGGCATAGGCGGAGAGCAATTGGTTAATCTGCCTGGAGCCAATGGATTCAATTTTGGTTCTGGTGGTGGTGGAGCAGGTTCTGGAAATACCGGAAATGCTGCGGGCGGTAATGGCGCTGATGGCGTAGTTATTGTCACTGAGTTTATATCTGCGTGAGAATTTTTTAAATTAAGATGAGGTTAATATGAATAAATTATTTCCGGTTCCTGTAGGTTTAAATGGAGTTACTCCCCAGATTAGATCTTTAGATGCAAGCTCTGAAAGCTTAAGCACCATTATAAATCCAGGATTTTTAAACTCTGTCATTGCTATGGGTAATCAAATAGATCCCGATGATATGCTTTTAATCTCCTATGCAAATGGTACACAATTTTTTTCTCAGTCTATAGCTGATGGTGTTATTACACTTTCTCCTGCTAATGATGTTATTCCTTTTCCTTTTACAAACGTTCAATTCGTAGCCAAAGGTGGTAGTGACTTAAATGCTGGTAATACTTTAAATGCACCTAAACTTACAATTCCTGCTGCTTTATCAGCAATCACTGCCGGCGGCATGGTATGGGTATTAGATAGTGGTAATTATTCAATTCCATTTACAATGCCAGCGAATGTTGTATTGTATATGCCAACAGCCCGATTAACCTATAGCAACGCTGCAGGATCATTAATCACCTTCCCTGATACAGGGACTTCATACACTTCTCTTATATTCTGCGCTGACCTGGAAGTTACAGGCGGAGCAAATGCTATTACCCAAAATGGTGCTTTATCAGGTTTACTTATTCAAGCAGCTGCTTGGTCAGTGGGGCCTGCAACATTCAATGGGACAGCATCAATTAATGTTGATTTATTGCCTAGCTCAGTGTTGACCTTTACTGCAACAGGTGCAGGATTATTAAATATAGGATTTGCCGGAGGAGCATCATCAGTTGTTGTAACAACACCAGGAAGTGTAGTGGGTAAATTTGGCGATACTTATTACAATACCCAAACATTTTTAAATCAAATCATTTCTCAAAACCAACAAACTCAAGAAACCGTAGGGCGTACTTTGGTTGCCACAGATAGCAATACTACCGTCAACTACATGAATACTACTACTGGCACTTATGTGTTTCCAGCAACTGGAATTCCTGTAGGAACCAAAGGTTCTTTCACGCAATTAAGTAGTGGACATGTTCAATTTAACTCTGATGGCACCTCTACAATTTTGAGCTATCTAAACACATCGCCTGTTCTAACAAACAGCCTGAATGCTAAAGCTGATTGGGAGCAGATTTCACAGGGTGTATATATGATTTCCGGCAATATCATCGGTGGCGGCCCATAACATTACCTTATTAGGAGCATTATTATGTCTTATACACTTTTTAGAAAACAAATCGGTCAGCAAGGTGTGCTTCCCGGTGAATTATTGATGTCATCAACGGATGACTTAGGAACCATCACCACTCCTGGATATATTAATGCCAATGAAAACATTTTACCTTCAGATGTTATTACACTTTGTTATGGAGAAGGATTAAATAGTAAGCAAACGCTTAATCCCCATTTTAATAATGGAATCATTACATTAGAAGTGATTGGGGGTGGCGGAGCTATCAATGGCGCTGAGAACCTGCCTGGGGATGAGGGTTTATTTTCAGGGGTTTCTGGAGATTTGCTCCAGTTTAAATCATTGACCGCTGGAGCTAATATTACGCTTACTCCTAGTGGAGATAATGTGACGATTGCTGCTACTGGCAGTGGTGGTGGAACAATTACTGGTATTGCAGATGTTGGAACGGGCGAGGGTCATTTATCCGCAGGAACAAGTGGTGCTAATGTTCAGGTTAAATCACTGCATGCAGGTACAAACGTTGTTATTACTGAAACTGGAACCACTGTAACTATTGCTGCTAATAACAGTGCTCCGTCAGGGATTCAAGGTTTATTAAATCTTCCTGGGGATCAAGGTATATATGCGGCTACTGTGGGTGGTATTGCCGAATTAAAATCTTTGACGGCAGGTTCTAATATCACTTTATCTGCTACGGGAAATGCTATCACCATTAACTCTACTGGCGGTGGTGGTGGTGGATTTGCATATCAGAATGCTCAATGGGTAGCTAAAAATGGTAATGATGCCAATTCGGGTACTTCGATTGATTCTCCAAAATTAACTGTGCAAGCCGCTATCACTGCATTGGGTGGAAGTGGTGTTATTCACATTGAAGATAATGGGACCTATGTTGGCGCATGGTCAATTGGCTCTGGATTTGATGTCACTATTCAGGCACCTGGGGCAACCTTAAATACCACAGGCGTGACATTATCTGGTGGCGGAAGTATATTTAAGGTAAATGCATATTCATTTGGTACTAACTTTAACAACATCATTTCTTCTGCTAACTGCACAATATATATCGATGCACAAAAGCTCAGAGGTAATTTTGGTAATGGTACTACCAATCCTAATCAGATCTTTATTAAGGCTCAGGAAATAACTGGTGATTTCACGTTTGCAACCAATTTAACTGCAATTATTGAGTTTGATTCTTTATCTGGAAGTGTAGTTGATACTTCTCCTGGGGTGGGTGTTGCACCTGCAATTTATCTATATGGAACCAGTCAAACAGGGAATATCACTTCTACCAATACAAAAATTGGAGGGTTTCTGGGGGTTAGCTCTGGGTCTCCGATTATTACTGGAATTAAGCAAGGATATTTTAATGGCGTTTATTATGGTGACCAAAGAAATACTGGAACCTGGTTTAATGTAGGCCCTGTAAATGGTCAACCATATAATGTGGTTACCTGGAATACTGCTCAGACTAACATTTTGAATGGCAGTAACTTTGAGCTTTACTCAAATGCTTACATCAACTACACAGGTAACAATGGTTATGGGCGTTTTGACTTAACCAACGATGCTGCTGTTCCTGTTGGATTTAAATGCTGGATGTTCCAAAATGTCAATGATAACCAAACTGGTGTTTTATCATCAGGCATTGGTGGTGTTGCAAACATTGTTTCTCCAAGTACTGTTCCTGGTGTTGCTTATACGCGTAGAAATGGTTCATGGATATTGCTTACTAAAGTTGCACAAAGCGGTGGCGTAGCAACATTTAACGTATCTGGTGATTTGTGGCAAAGCAATTTATTATCTAACTCTGTTAATGTTTACTTCTCTAACGTATTTGGAAATAACGCCACAGCTACAGGTACTTTTGAGCAACCATTTAAAGATCCAACATCTGCCTTAGCGTTTGTAATAGCTACTTATACAGCGACGCCTGCCTATGGAATCAATCTTGTAGCATTAGATGATGCCACCTATGGAGATCAATTAGACTTCACTGGCACCACTAATATCAACATTGTCTCTCCTACAGCTTCGTTTTCAAGGGTAAGTTCTGGGCCTGGGGATAATACGATTACTACTGATAATCCTCAGCAACTTATCGTACTTGGAACTTTAATTACAACCGGGGGTGGTTATTCCGTCAACAATACTGGGACTGGGGTAATTATCTGTAATATTGATATCGTCGAGGGTGGTGCTGATAACACTTCTACAGGTCAAATTTTATTCCAATCCTATAGCATTGGAGGAGACTTCCCTAATAGTGGGGGCGGTAGAGTTCGATATACAACCATTTACAGAAATGCGGGAACAGATGGGCCTGATGCTATTGGTATAAGCACCCAAGGTGTTAGCGATGATTGGGCTGTTAAAAATCAATTAACGGCTTCAGGTTTAATCTATCCAACAGTAGATGGTGCTAATGGCACTGTAGTAACGACTAATGGCGCAGGGGTATTAAGTTTGCAGCCTATTTCGGCTCCATTTTACTTTAGCTCTAACCCAGTAGCATTTAGTGCTAATGCAATTACTTTGGATGCCACTTTCTTGGGGTATAGAATAATTGAAAACAATGCAGCTGGTGCTTGTACTTGGACTATGGACACAGGAGTTAATTTAACATCTGGGTTACCTGCTGCTGTCACAGGAAGCTCATTTAATGTGTTTGTAAGCAACGGTACTGGATCTACTATTACCTTAGTTTCAAGCGCAGGGTCTACAGTTCATGGTGCGCCCTGTAGTCAGACGAACTTTACTATTTCATTGAAATATACTGCTTCTAACACTTGGGATATATTCTATTAAGATGGAAAAACAGGGCCCTTCGGGGCCCTATGTTTCACGTGGAACATGGAGCGGAATACCATCCCTTTAGTTCAATTAAAGGCATGCAATATTTCTCCACTCTCTCATGGGTTAAATCCCCTGGAAGCTTTATGCATAACTCTGGAATTTCTAAATCTTCAAAATATATATCAATAATCCATTGGTCTAGACCGTGGCCATCATTAATTCCAGGTCGAAAATAGAAATTTATAGATTTAATCTTATGAATATCATCAATAATGTTATCATTAAGTATATGATCTGAATTTTCGAGTGGCAATTTTCTTCTTCTTACATCTATATTATATAATCTCATCTTGCGCCACTCCTATGTTTCACGTGGAACATTAATTAGTAAATCTAACAGTTACGTCTTCTTTATACTCTTCCTCAATGGCAAGCTTCATACATTGGTCTACAACCCCTTTAAACATATCGCAAACCATCTTTACAATTTGATCTTCCTCGCATGCAGATAAAAAACTAAGAGGAAAGACAGCTTTAAAAGGCTCTACTTTGAGAATACCCGTTTTCATCATCAAGGTGAACATAACTGAATTACAAGAAAACATTATCCTTGATTCAAAAACAACATTGTCAAAATAGTTATTATCCCTAATATATTTATCCATCACATTGTTTATGGAATGGTTGATTGAGGTAATGTCATTCATTATTTATATCTCCTTTTTCTAATTTGAATAGAGTAGCTTCTTCGCTATAATACCCATTACTCTCCCCTCTCCAAGCGAAACTAAAATGATCTTTTTCAGATTGAATCTTATAAAAAACAGAGGTTTCATGGCCATATTCTGTATCGTTTTTAATCTTTTTTTCTTCGGCGAGCAATATTTTATATCCTATGATAGAAGAAAAATCATCTATTGGTCTTTGTAAATTACAAGTTGCACAACAGTCATGTTCATAGAGCATAATATATTTACCACCATCCGTTATGAACACTATAAAATCATCCCCATCTTTATCTTGAAAAATAGACATATCATTTAGGGTCTTCCCAGATAAAGAAGAGAATTCACATTCATCACCTTCTCCCTGGTAAACCTCTGATTCATAACTTGTCATTAAATAATCTATTTCTTCTTTCATTAAGTATATCTCCCAGGTAATTCTCTAATAATATCAAAAAATATATCTTGTATCTTTTCAGCTACAGCGTATTGCTCGGGAGTTAACTCTTCATTATTTAAAAACCCACGCTTTACAGCGGTCCTCAATACTTGTTCCATGTCATGGATACATGAATATGCTTCACTGGCATGCATAGCCTTAATCAAATCTTCTTTGTCTAAATAATCATCAGTTGTAAATGTTAATTTAATCATTATTTTTAACCCCCATGTCTATAACAGAATCACATTTGCATATAAGATCCACCCTAGATATTGATGAAGAATAATTATTAACATCTTCAAATTTTTCAAATACAATCGTATCCATTTCAGACAATATAGATGCCCCTTGATGAGGCGTTAAATTTCTTCTATCTTTAAATTTTATAGTTATTAAATATTCATATCCATCGCTCATTTCTCAAACCTCACTTTAATTTCATCTTTCATTATTTCTAACTTTGCAATCATATCATCGCTATTATTATAGGAATTCTTAACATCTTTAACGATAGATACATAAATATCTTTAAGCTGATTCATGCTAATGGCTTGCATTAACCTTAATCCTAATCCTGAAACATCTGTATCAGTACCCGTATTTTTAACAGCAGCAGGGGGCGTATAAGTCTTCTTATAGCTACCATTACCATTTGTATTAGATGCTGCATTACCATCGTCATCATCGTCTACATTGAGCTTAAGAATGGATGCCAAGGCATATCTTCTCATATAGGTTAGACATGAACCTATGCCTTGTGGATCTTTCTTCACGGGCACCATGCTAAATTCAGATTCCATAAACTCACCAGTTTCAGCATGAATGACGGTAGTGACTAATTTTACAGATTCTCCATCACCATTAGGACATTGCATCACGACTAATCCAGATTTATTAAGATGATCGTTTATCCCATCTAATATATTAGTCAAAGAAGCATACTTACTTTTGTGAAATGGATTAACAGCTTCTTTAGATATATTTCCCACCTCAGTTTGAAATACTAACAATGCCTTAGCTAGATTTACAATGGATTCACTTTTGTTCATCTTTTATCTCCATATATTTGTTTCAATATCTCAACCTGAGTATTAATCATATCCATATAGGATGGATTAGCCTTAGCCATTTCCAATCTTTCTATCTCATATCTCTCATCTTTTAAGGCCATCATATTGTCAGCCCATTCTCTTCTGTCATCATCTTCCATGGGTATATAATCAGCCATAGGGTCAAAGTAATCATTACCCACAACCTCACCTGTATGACCACAGGTATGAACCATTACATATTCACCATCTTCAAAACCTACGTAAGAATCAGTACCACAATCACTTATTCTATCTAACATTTCAAGGCTCCTTAGTTGTTCACTTTTGATAATTATAGCACACAATATAACAAATGTAATATTATTTATATTATTTACCCCAGTCTTCTCCAAAATGATTTCTTGCTTCATTTCTTAATGTTATAAGCCTTTCAATTAATTCATCTATATCGCAGATGTGATAATAGCTATCACAAGCTTCACCATTATTCCGATCTTTATACTTATTTCCAAAAGGAATATTTCCAGCATGATTAAAGTGTATGCATCCATCCCACCTAATATCTGCATAGTACCAATATCCATCCTCTTCCCAGGTGTCACTTCCATATCTGCAAGACATGCTGATATCAGATATTAATCTTATACATGATTCATTTTTTTCATTTTCAGGATCTTCTATCCATTCATAATTTCTCATATTTCTAATACCTATCCTTTATTAATCTTCATCCTCGATCATTAAATCATAGATGGAAGGTATTCTTATATCATCATAAGGATCGTCAGGATTTGGCATCATGTCTTTGCTAAAATAATATTCTCCATATATATTCCAGTGCCCCATCCAGGGGTCTCCCTCTTCATCTATTATTATCCCCATAAGATCAGATGGTGTAGTTATACATCCCGTAACAACGTGGATGCAAACCACCCTCCTTCCATCTCTTGTGTAAGAATGTTCTTTATAATTTTCATCAAATAAGTCAAATGGTTTTAATTTCATATTTCTAATACCCCGCCTTTATCAATAAGATACTTCTGTATCTCATCTCTTTTCTCAAGGCACGCTATAAAAAGGGGTGTTTCATTGTATATATTAGGCTTATTGACATCAGCGCCAAAGTCTAGCAAAAGCTTGATAATATCAAGATTATTGGTACTTATAGCTTTGATTAAAGGGGTGTTTCCATTTGGATCTTGATGGTCAACATTGGCATCATTTTGAATAAGAACTAGACAAGTATCATAATTACCATGTTGAATAGCAGTAAATAAAGGCGTATGACCATAATTATCAACGGCATTGACATTATACCCAACCTTGACTAAGGCAAAACAAATCTCTTCTGCATCATATTGAGCACATATATGCAGCAAACTCCTACCATCCTTGAATATCTCAACCGCTTTGCGATCTGTCTCACGTAAAGCACTTACCAACCATCCCATCTCATTATGTGTTATTGCATTCATGATTTCTCCTATAATTATTAATCTTGATAATTATAGGATAGCACATAACATAACAAATGTAATATTTATAAAGAATATTTGTTATATATCTTTGTATTAGGTTAGTTGTATGTCAGGGTGTGATTATTCCTTATCTTCTAGCATAAGGTCACTATCAAATTTGAATTGGTTGCAATAATCGCCACAGTTATTGGCATATCCTTCATAATTCCAGATATATATATATGATTTAGAGAGGCCGTCATTAGGGATTATTCCAGCAAAGCAATAATTTCCATTCACATGGGGAACATCCTTAAAGTAATGTAGGCTAGAAATCCGCTTGCCACTCCTGGAGTAAACATCTTGTGTTCTGTCTTTGTTCCATTGATAAAAATCAAATGGCTTAAGCTCCATATTTTTTATCCTCTTCTTTCCTTCTCTTATTCTCAAGATGGTCATACAGAGGGGTATAGGGATATCCAACCATAGTGGCGCCTATCTTACCTAAAGTCATACCAACAACTTTACCTGTTTTCTTCAAGCCCTTTTTGAGCTTATCTGTAAATGACATTTATCGCGTCCTCTATAGTTATGAATGGCTTTTCTTTTGATCCATCAGGAATGTGTTTTATTGGTTCTTCTACAAACTTATATCCCACTACTCTTCCTCTCCAGTTTTTAACTTCAACTTTTTTAACTTCTGGGGCCTTAACCCATATCGTGGTTTCATATTCAGTCATTTTTTACCCCTCATGCCAAATGGCGTTGACCAACCAGAACATCCATCTTTACCCAAAAGCTTCCTAAAGGCCCCTACAGCCTGCCACTCATCATACCCCTCCTTTCGGTTAGACACGAAATGTATCGCCTCCCTAACAAGTTCTGAGGGGTTTGCGATGCCAGGAATGCCTTTAACTATCGACCTTACCTTGTTAACCACGCCTTGTGTGACAGATTTGGGAGTTTTGTATACATCTTTGGATGAATGTATACGGTTTGAGTAATTCGGTATCTCCGAATTACTGGCTTTCTTAGTTTCTTCATGCCTTAAGGCAGCAATAGGCGTAGCCTCAGTTGTATTATTTATATCTTGATTAAGACTATTATAAGAAGGGTGACAATCCTGACACCCCTCCCTATTCCCAATCGTAGGTTTTTGACCCCCAAATAATGCGAGATAGTCTCTGCCATCTATCTTTGCTGGCTTTTTTTGATCACCTATCGAAGTGCCGACGTCGGCAACACGAGCAGGTTCATTGAAATCGTCATCTCTTTCATATAAATCATGTTGAACCGAATAGTCCGGATCTAATTCAACTCCAGGTCTATTTCTATTGGGAGCATCTTTAAGTGCCTGGAGAACTTCAGGAGGTAGGTCCAATTCATAGGAGTTAGCTTGGCTATCTCCGTTATCATTGTGATTATATTTTCTTTTAAGGAATCCAAGGGAAATAAGTTGATCTACATATCGTATCACTGACCTTCTAGATACACCTATCTTATTAGAAAGATACTCATAGGTTTTCGTAAAGACTCCATCGTTCCAATCACTCTCTTTATATAATATTTCCCATACGGCGGTAAGCTTTAGCCCAAGCCTTTTTCTAAGTTGATCTATTAATTCTGTTGGAAGGTTGATGTAACGTTTATAGTGGGTTATAATTCGCAATGAATGTATGATCATTTTAAATTCCTGGTTAAAAAAATGATTGTTGCAATAAACCATTCGTCTTTCCACGAATGGCACATTCATTGAGTGTAGCTCCACAATATCTATATTCAAGTTCCTTTGAGAGTAAAGTTGAAAAAAAGTAAATGGGAGGTTGCGTTCACTTCCTCCCATAAGCTTTGATCATAATAAACCGTGCTTTTCAAAAATTTTATATAAAAAATAACAGTCGCTTAAAGGATTGTAGGGATAATAAGAGAGAGTATATTCCATTTGTATGTTTCTGTATTCGCCATACAGGTCAATAACATCTTGAACATCTTCTTTTGTTGAGCAATCTGTTATTATCCTTAAGGCCAAATCGCCAATATTTTTTTCATATTCGGACAATTTTATTCTTATTTCATCCATTCTTTTGACATTTTTATCTAATAAAGCATGAAACTTTTCATGTTCGCTTAGAGACTTACCGGTGCATCTATCAAACAACTCTTTAAACATATCCTTCTCCCATATCATTTTATCTTTTCCATCATCTTCACATACTCATACATATATTTAAAATCATGATGCGGCAATAAATCCTCAGCTTTTATCTCACCCTTAGTTGCTAAGGAAATCTTAATGGCAATCTCGGGAGTGGGGAATCTCTGTTTACGAAACTCCTCGTTAGCCTGAGCCTGTCCGCAGGAGATAACGCTTATCTGTGTTTGTGGATAACCTAATAGTTTAGATAGGGCAATGTTACCCCCTACCATTTTTACAGCTTTATTGAATAGGCTATGTGCTTGCTTTGCCTTGCGGCTTAAGAACTTAATTGGAACCAATTGTTTAACTAATTTTTTTTTCATACAAATCTCCTTTTGAATCTATATATTAGATATATTTAATAACAATAGCAATATATATAAACTAATTTCTTGACATCAAATATAATATAAGTAATACTTCTATTTTACCAGGCAATATTTGAAAGGTAATTTAACATCATTTTTTACCTGCACACGATAAGCTTCATTTATTGCTTGGTTTTTTTGTATAATGTTCATTCTTGGAGGTTGTTTGAATATAATTGAACCAGATATTAAGCTGCTAATGCTTATGTATAGAGATGGATTAATTCATCTGGATGAAGTTTATGAAAGCTGTAGAATAATTGAGAAAGAAAACGAAAGACTTATGGAAGAAAGAGACAGGTATACAGTGGATATTATGCATCAGTATTACAGCAGATTAGATGAAATGGAGAAAAATAAATTAGAACCTTGGTATAAAAAATTGTTTTGGTTTTTATAAAATACAATCATTGGGCTTCATATACGAAAGTATAGATATGCTTCATTCCAGATAACAGATCGAGGCCTGATGGTTGTATTTTATGGATAATAAAGGATTGAAAAATGATAAATAAATATACATATAAAATTAAACATGACTTGACGGGGCCTTATTTTCAGTTATATCAAGATGATTCACTATGGGGGTTCTGGAGAAATGATAGTATTCAGGCTATAGCAACTTCTATGGTGGTAACCGCCAATCATGCTTATAACCTTGGCTATGATGATGGCAAGAAAGAGCAAGAGCATGCTCTAAAAACTCACATCATGATGAATGCTGAATTAAATGGGGTTAATTTGGAGAATAATAAGCTTAAAGAAGAGGCAAAAGAATGGATAAAAATACATGAAGATATGCATAAACAAAGATCTGAATATTTATCCGCTAAAGAATCATGGAGAGTAAAATTAGAAGTATCCGAATCATTGAACAAACAGCTTGAAGCAGAGATTCAAAGATTAAAGACAGAAGGTCTATCTTTTTCAATAGCAGAATATGAAGATCAAATTAAAGCATTACAGAATACTGGACTTGAAACTAATAGCATGAGATTAGAAAAAGAGAACGAAAAGCTTAAAGAAGAGAATAAACAGTTAAAAGATAATATATCTATTTTATCTTGTTGTTCTAGATGTGAAAAATCCCTGGAAAAAGGTTTTAGAAAACAGTATGGAGTATTTTTTTGTTCAGAATTTTGTCATAAAAAATGGATAGAGAATATAAAAGAACAGTTATGTATCCAGGAGTCTAAAGAATGCCATGATAGCCAAGATTGGTTATTAAAAGAGAACAAAGATCTCAGAGAAGAAAATGAAAAGCTTAGACAAAGCTTAGAAACATTCAAAGACATGTTAGATAATAAAGCACTTCAGCTTCATGAGTCTATGAAGCATACTCATAGCTTCATATCCAAGACTGATGAATGGAAATCGTATGCTGATAAGGTAGAGAGCGAGAAAGCGGAATTGGTGAAAGAAAATGAAAAGATTAAAGAGCTAATAGATTATTTAATTGAAGTAATTATTTATCCTCCCCCTCTAAATGGTCAATGATCTCATCAAACGTCTCTTGACCATCATCCAAATTCACATCCATCCCCGTGAGATACTTAATGACAAGCTCATCTAGTTTCTCTAGGGGATTTTGTGGATGATCTCTTAAAAATATATAGTTTATCGGAATAGTCAGCGCCAAGAATATAAGTGCCGCTAGGATAATCGGACTTTTTATTAACAACATGATTAACTTGTTCATCAGAATTCTTCCTTGGCATTTTCAGAATTTTTCTCACTTGATTCTCCTGAATCTACTTCTATCTCTTCCTTAACCTCGCTGATATCAATCTTCACCCCAAACACATGATGAACAATGGCTTCCTGTAAAAGCTCAAATGGATTGTCAGGCACATCTTTAAATAAGAAATAGTTAATAGGAACTAATATTCCAAGCAAGACGAAAGTAACCATGTAAAACTTCTTACGGTCTTGCATAAAAATTTCCAACATAATGATTAAAAGAATCCACATAATGCCCTGCCACCCCGTTCACGGGATTACCGTTATAATATTTAGCCCAATACGCACCCTGCCCCTCTATATCTCCAAATGCCGGCAACTTCTCGCTCACCCAGAAATATCTAATTCGACACATCATGGCCGCATACATTAAATTGGTAATCATAAAGTCTTCATGTGGAACAGTGGCGTATCCACACGAGCTCAAAATCTTTGTTTTCAAATCAGGCTTATATGCCAGGAAGTCATTCCACATACTCCAGTATGTTACAGGTTCAATTTGAAACATAGATAGTGCTGGACCTCCTCCTAATTGATGAAGGTACGTACCTAGCCCAGATTCCTGAGCGGCGGTGCCTAAAACCAATTCCTCAGAATCGCGACTATATAAATCAATCATCTTTTGGGAAGGTTTTATAACGTAATCAATAAGTTGCCCAACGTCTATGCCCATAATCTATCCTTTTTGTACCTTAAGTATAGTGATCAGTCTTCCAGTTTCCAATACTGTAGGATTGTATCTAGCGCTTCCTCAGTCCCATAGCATACCTTTACGCAGTATCCTTGGAAACGTAAGGTGTCTATCATTTCCTTCTGCTCAAGGGTTATAGCGGGCTTAGGTAGGCCCTTAATGAGAGGGCGCTTTAGCTCGATGAATAAACCATGATATTGACCAGATGGGAAAGCTAGAAAGATATCAGGGATACCTTTGGTTACCCCTTGATGCTTAAGACGAGCAGCCTCACGCAAATTTCTGCGACCCCCATTAGGAATAGCAAACGTAAGCTTCCTAATGGCAGGGTAGAGAGTTGAAAGAATGGTGAACAGGGATTGTTGGGCATCATCTTCGAAGTGCCTTCTCGTTGTCATATGCTATTTTATCCCATGGCCAATCAAACCATTGTACCTCGGGATAAGCAATATTGATAATCTGGCAGCTTTTGATGCAAATAACACAGAGAATAGCTAAAAGAATCTCTTTCATTCGGCCACCGTCCATTCACCCTCTTGTTTAATAAGAACACTGCCGGCAGTTATGCACAATGATTGTTGATTATCAAACATCAAAGTTACACATGGAGCGCCCACCACTAAATTGTTCTTAGAAGGATATGGTACCTTTTGTCCACAAACCGCATGATATGCTCCCACATACTTCATGACCTCTTGAATGTTATCACCGGTATATTTAATACATTCTATGACTATTTTTGGCTTTCTAGGCATAACAACCCCTTAAGAAATAATATTGGATAAATTGGCATATTCCTGTCTATAGACATAATCAGAGTCTTTATCGAGCTCTTCATCATAGGCAGATTTAGAGCCGCGTAATTTTTTTAGATCTAAATCTAATATATATTTATCTATCACATCCTTATGCCACCAGAAGTAACCATGCCGGTCTCTGTTAGGCTCAGGAAAGTCACCCCTTTTAATCTTTTTAAGCAACGTGGTCTTGTGAACACCCAAAAGCTCAGCCACTTCTGAAGTAATTAATACATGCTCATCTTTCATAATTCATTCCTATCTTGGATAAAGTAACTTTCTTTTTCTTATTTCCATTCTATCTACAGGGACATTTTTAGGCGCATGTATATAAAATGAAAGCGCATAGAGTTGAATCCTATTTATCTGTATTATAATTTCTGGGCTTATAAAATATAGATTGCGTAATGGTATACGAACAACCGATGAATTATCTCCATTTTTAACTAGAACCTCCCTGGTAGAGATGTTTATAGGTGTTATCTCTATATCATTACCAATAATAATCGATTCACCAACTCTTCTTGAAAGTACTAACATATTAACCTCCTTGTTAATGTTAGTATATCACCACCCGCGGGCGATGCAAGCTAATGTACAGTATTTCCTTCACTATTTTCAGTTTCAAGGGATGGGGTGTTTTTAGCCATGGTATCTAGTACTTGATCAAACATTTGTTTCATGAGTTGGGCATGACATCCAAATGCTGCGGATGCTACTTTAGGATCGTTTGTGACATTGGTAATGAAGTTGGCAAACGTAACAATAGTGGCTGAGCCTATGATTGATCCTATCATTGTCACTTTGAAGGACGCTGTTTCATCTTTAAAACTTTCATCTTTAGATAGATCTGCTGCCATTTTATCTATTATTTTAATAAACTCATCATGTAATCGATCTGCTTTCTTTGTTATTACACGGTTAATCAATTCCATTTTTGGATCGTTATCATCAATCATTGTGGTTTCCTTGGATTAATAGGGATGGATACAGTATATCATCACCCGCGGGGGGTGTAAGTGTTAATAGTTATATTCTGCAAGTGTTAAATAATGTACCCATGATACTAATTCCAAACATTTGATTTTTAATGCAAAAGAATTAGAACATGTTAATTGTGGCTTTAGAACATGTTAATTGTGGCTAAGGAAGGATTAAAAACCCTTTTAACCATAACTTTTTTATAACCGAATTCGGTTACAGCTTAACCGAACAAAATTCATTCGGTTAAGTTTTCATTGACAAAGGTGTCTTTAAATGCCCCCTGTGCTATATTTAACCCATTGATTACAGGAGAATTGCTATGCCATTGCAAAAGGGAAGCTCAAAAGAGACTATTAGTAAAAACATTGGCACTGAGATTCGTGCGGGCAAGCCAAAGAAACAGGCTATTGCCATTGCTTACTCAGAAGCTGGAAAGTCTAGAAAGAAGAAGACTAAGAAGAAAAGTAAGTAGTAAAGTTATAAAGATATAGGTATTTGATTTAATTAATTAAACTCATGTTTTAATATTAAATCTCTGATAAGGAAGAAACAAATGTATGATATTAAGCGTAAAGCACCTAAAGAGGGTAGCGATAAGGTTATTGGAAGTAGTACTAGCGGCAAAGGCAAGAGCGATAGATTTGCTGGAAACAAGAAAGCGAGTACTGCACGTAGAGTGGCAGCTGATGTTGGCCATATGGAATTGAAAGCAGACCATCCTCCTAAAGATAATGAAAGTTATACATTGGGAAGTGCTGGTAAAGTTAATCTTTATGTTAAAAGCTATTAAGGAACAAACAAATGTACGATATGAAAAAAGATGCGCCTAAAGAAGGTGGAACGAGAGTAATGGGAAGCAGCACGAGCGGCAAAGGTGCAAAGACTGGCCATATGGAAACTAAGATGCAGCATCCTGGTGGAAATGAAAGTTATGTATTGGGTAGCGCTGGTAAAGTAGGTTTGTATCTGAAAGATATGGGTCGCAGTAAAGGTTATTAATGACCAAGCAAGAAGCATTAGATAGATTATTATTAATAGCTGATAAGCTGGAACCGCCATGTGTGTGGGAAGCTACATCAGGAGAATATCTAGTGCAAGATTGGTACAGGGCAATGACTGATTTGATTGAAGAGATATATGAAACCGATGGACTTATAATGACTATCAAAGGAAAGGACAGTAATGGCTAACTGGTCTTGGACGATTGATGGTAAACAAGTCACGTATGATGAGGTGGTTGAGTACATTGATAAATTTGGAACTTACTATGAAGTATCCATTGTATTTCAATCATCTTCCCCGCAGGTAAGCAAGTGGATATTAATACCTGATAAAGATAGCCAGAATGATAAAGTAAGTAATGTGTCTGAACAGTAACAAAGTGACTATTCAATATGATTGATCCAAATGATGCATTTAAACCAGCAAAGAAATGGAATGCCAATACTATCTATGACCAAGAGATGCCATATAAGGCATTTGAAGCATTAAGCACCGGTCTATCTAGAGAAGCTACAGCTGGGGCATTAGGTATATCTAAGAAGACTATATATGAATGGATAAAGATATATCCTGAATTTGCTGATGCAGTTGACCAAGGATTAGCTGCAGGTCAGATGAGATGGGAAAGATTGGGGCAGAACCCTAATCATGACCAATTTGATGCAAAAGTATACTCATATACTATGGGTAATATCTATCGTATGACGGCCCCTACTAATGGAACAGTTAACCTTATTGGCATTGATGCTGAACAAACATTTGGGTTGGATAATAACAAGCATGGTGAGTTGATTGCGCGAGTGCTTACTGATAATGCTAAGAGACAACAAGAGTAATAATGACCAACTTATCTCTCCAAAGAACATTCACTAATGAAGAATGGAGAGATGTCCTCCTCGGTTCCTACATGTGCTTTCTACAATATTTCTTCGAACTAAAGAATGGTAAGCCATTTAAGCTATCACAGCCTGTTGGTAGGCAATCACACTTCTTGACCATTAGAGATGAGCTTGAGAAGGTGTTTCGCCTTGAGACATTAAGACTTTGTATAAATGTGCCTCCTGGCTATGCCAAAAGCACAATGCTTTCTTATTTCATAGCATGGACAATAGCAAAATACCCTGATTGCAATACGCTTTATATCTCCTATGCATTCGATCTCGCTGAAAAACATACCTCTCTTATCAAAGACATCATTACGATGCCTGCATATAAATATCTATTTGGCGTTGAGCTGCGTAGTGATAGTAAATCTAGGAGCTCGTTTCAGACTACGGCAGGTGGAATTTGTAGGGCCTTCGGATCTGCTGGGGCCGTGACGGGTTTCGATGGCGGGATTCCTAACTTACTAAGATATTCAGGCATGGTATTGATGGATGATCCAATCCAACCTGATAAGGCGCATAGTAAAGTCATAAGAGAAGGCGTCATAGATAACTATAATGAAACCATTAAGAATCGTGCTAGGGGCACTAATGTTCCCATTCTATTAATCGGACAACGAACACATTCTGAAGATTTATCTCAATTTGTGCTTGATGGTAAAGATGGAGATAAATGGGAAAGCGTGGTTTTAGAATGTAAAGATGACGCAGGAAATATTTTATACCCTGAATATCATGGAAAAGTCACCAAGCAGGAACGAGAAGAGCTTTCGCCTAATGAGCTTCATGATTTGATAATTAAGAGAGCGAAAGAATGGGCCACTAGAGAAGAAAAGTTTAATCGTTTCGCGTATTGGGCACAGCAGCAGCAACGTCCAGTCCCAGATGGGGGTGGTATATTTGCCAAAGAAGACTTCCCTATTCTTGATTTCGAACCAAAGATAATAAGCACGTTCATGACCATCGATACAGCTAGCAGCACTAAGGATTGGGCAGACTTTACAGCGATGGGATTTTTTGGTGTATATCGTCTTGAGGCTAGGGGCATAGATACCGGTCTTTACGCTCTACATTGGCTAGACAATAGGGAGATAAGAATTGAACCAAAAGATCTGGAAGCAGAGTTCTGGGACTTCTATTCTACCTGTATGCGCCATACTGTTAAACCAGTACATTGTGTTATCGAAAAAGCAGACTCTGGAGTGACCCTCCTCTCTATACTTAAAGGGATGCAAGGATTAAAAGTATTGGATATCCAAAGAACCAAAGCTTCCGGTAGCAAAGTGGCTAGGTATTTTGAGATGCAGCCTTATATAGCTCAAGGAAGGTTGAGTTTTACAAGAAATGCTAGACATATTGACAAAGTCATATCTCATATGTGCCAAATAACTTCTAACATGGCCCATTCTCACGATGATACATGCGATGTAGCGCAAACCGCGATACAATGTGCTTTAATTGAAGGAACGCTTTTACCTAAAGTCAGTGATGCAACAGGCATCCTTAAAGAGATTAATAGAGATTTCAGTCATAATCAGCAGCTACAGAAGAGAGCTATGCAATGGGATTATTAGATGACAGTTTAAAAGAAGCGCAAGAACTTAGTGCCCATTATCTTGATTTGATGCAAAGAGCTGATGCTCTTTCTGCAAAAATCCATGAGGAAAATATACGATTGATGAATGAAAATCATAGGCTAATGCAGCTAAATCAACAATTGCTCAGAGATGCTCAATATTTTCCAAGATATATTACGAAGTAACATATACATAATGGCAGGAGAATCATGGGATTATTAGAAGGTTATGCTCCGCTATCACCAGAGCAGATGAGGCAAAAGGTTATAAGTAATCTAAAAGAACTAGGTGAACTATATGATTTTAGCTTATATCCAAGCGGGGATTATCCAAAAGAAATAATTGATGCCGAGGGAGAGCTTATTTGTGTATGTGAAAACGAAAGGGCGGCTTTCCTAATTTCACAAATAATAGATTATGTAGATGAGTTAATGAATAATTAAAGTAATGGCAGGAGATACAAATGCCAATATTCAATCAAGCGCGAATGACCACAAAGCAGCGCAAGAAGTTTGATAAAGCCAAGAAGAATATTGATAAATCATATCAGTACTTCAAGCAGAACTACGATAGGTTTAACAGATTTGTTCACATGACATTCGTTAGTACGCTCAGTCCTAATGAAAAGATGTTCTTATTGTCTAAGAATAGACCGCTCATGGAGTTTAATATTCTTGAGCCCTATATTTCACGCCTACGTGGCGAGTTCATCAATTCCCAAATAGATATCAAGGTGGGCAGAAAATCAGAAGCCGGTATGGATGATAGTCTTCCTCCCGAAGTTCGCATGCAGAAAGAGAAAGAGCAAATAGCCCAATTGAAGTTTGTGGAAGGCCATCTTCGCCATATATTTCATGAGATGAAGGTTAACGGGGTTGAATACGACTTGCTCACTAAGACATTAACAGGTGGTTACGCTGCTGCTAAAGTCTATGCGGACTACAAAGATGACAAATCCTTTGACCAGCAGATATTCGTACGGCCTGTATTCGACCCCACTCTAATTGGTTTTGATATGCTGGCAACCAAGCATGATAAGAGTGATGCAGAATACTTCTGGGAAGCCTATCCCATGAACAAAGAAAGATTTGAGAAAGAGTATTCAGATATAGATTTAGAGGGGCTCGGTAATACTAATTCCTACGAAGGTATCAAGTGGTCATATCGTAGTGAACAAGAAGATATAGTTCTGCTTGTTGACTATTACTTCAAGAAACGTTCCAAGAAGCGCCTTGTTAAACTATCTGATGGTTCTACCATGCTAATGGATGAGTATAAGAAGTTTGCAGAGTGGTGGGATGAGATGCTGTTTATTCCCCAGATGCCACAGATAGTAGAAGAGCGCATGACTACAGTTGAGACTATCTGGCGTTATAAGATGATAGGTAATCATTTATTGGAAGAAGAAGAAACAGATCTACCATTCTTCCCCTACATTTACATTGATGGCAACTCTGAGCTTATAAAGAACCAGGATAACTCTAACGTTCAGTTTATGACCCGTCCATACATTTACAACGCAATTTCTTCACAAAAGCTTAAAAATTATTCTGGACAATCTTTGGCTTACGGCATGATGAAGATGATTCAATCACCATTCATGGCATCTACGGATAGTTTGCGTGGTCAAGATGCTGAGCCTTGGCGTAATCCACAAGATGCCAATGTTTTGACATTCAATGCATTTAAAGATGACGATCCAAATGTTCCGTTGCAACCTCCTATTCAATTAGCGCCCACCCCATTACCCCCTGAAATCATGGGTACATTTGAGATGGCTGATTCGGTAGCAATGAATACACTAGGTAATTTCGACCCACAAGTGAACGCACAAGCTAGCAATCCAATGAGTGGTAAAGCCTATCAACAGGTACAAATAATGAGCACCGCCGCGGCTAAGCCATATATAGTCAGCATGATTAGAGGGATGCAAAGTATTGCTGAAAGTATTGTCACATTGATTCCAATGATTCACACGGATAAGGCTACATTGCCCGTTAGAGATTCTAGGGGGCTTAAATCCTATGTGAAGATTAATCAGGACGGGGGGGTATCCATGAAATTTCGTCCTGATGACTTAGATGTATCATTAGAAGCGGGGCCAAGCTTCCAAGTTCAGCAAGCACAATCTCAAGCTGCTCTCGACGAGACTGCGAAAGCATTCCCAGGATTTGCGGCACTTGTGGAAGCTAAAGCATTGCCAATACTTGTGGACAATCTACGTGATATACGCGGCGGGGATGAGCTTAAGCTGATGGCCAATGAGTTTATGCAAGAAATGGCAGAGATGAAAGAACGGGCTAAAGGTCAGCCTAATCCTGAGATGATGATGGTTCAAGTAGCTCAACAGCAAGTATCTAGTGAAGCGCAGACTGCTATGGCCCGTGTAGATGCTGAGAACCGTAAGACACAGGTTAAAGCTATGGTTGATATGGCTAACGTCGAGATTGCTCGTGAGAAGAATCAGATTGAATTAGCTAAAGCTATTGCTAGTATAAGTTCTACTAATGAGAAGACTTCTATGGAGAAGGGCAAGATAGAGTATGACAAAATATTGGCGGCACTAGAGGCTTCTAATAACATTATTCAAATGGATTTGGATGAGGCTGATAGAAGGTTTAATAGAGATATGGCTAAGCGTGAAAGACAGATAGCGAATGATTAATTATACATCTGCTAAAAAATATTACGGGCTCTGTAAGGCTATGGGTGATTATAGATACATTGATGCTTTATTTAAACATGAAGAGCTGATAGAAAAGACTATGCATAATCCTAAGATGAAAGATGAGCTATTAAAGGCTAATGTTTATCTTAATACAATCCTTGATGATTTGATTGAGGCGTATAGCAACGTGTTTGAGGGAGATAGGGAGGCCATTTTGCCTTCCCCTGACAAATAGGCTATCCTCATAGGGCAATAAATGACAGAAGATCAATATACAATACAAGATTTTTTAAGCCAGACCTCTTGGGAGTTGGCTAGGATAAATAATGAAGCAGACCTCAAAGAGCATTATATTAATTCCTTTGATGAAATGGCTGATTTATTAGAAGAGACCAAGATACAATTTTCTTTAACATTTCACGATCTTTATCATCAAAGAAGAAATGAAATTAGAATAGATTCCATTAACTAATGAGGTGAAATATGTTTTTCCAAGTTCCAACTAACCCTAAGATTACCGAAACCCCTGATTTCGCTTCACGTCCTTATGTAGCAGGATTTGAAATGACCGTAACTGGCGCTACCACTGCAACATTTCTACCTGGCTGCGCACGCTGTGTAGCATTTCCTGACAATATTTATTATCCTCCAATCAATACTAATGCTCCTGGCGTGATTACATTGGATGTGTCTACTGTATTCATTCCACAGGGTCAATTAGATTTCAATGGTCAATTAATCATTGGAACTCCTATTGGATTTGGCGGATGCTTTCCATTACCATTAACTCAAGCGGGCATGGCGGGTAACAATACCCTATTTCCGCTATATGCTGTTGGTGATTCTACTGGTGCTAACCCAACAACCATCATTGTTCCTACGAGCCAAGCGTTCTTGCCAGCTGGATATGATTCATTTGCGCGTGTTGGTGAAGTGTATATCGATGGTACTTTGTTCCACATCATTCCCTTCAAACAAACTGGGCATTATGAAGTTCGTCAATATGAATTAGGTAATAGCGTTACTGCGCTTAGCACATTGACCCCAGCTACTTCGCCAACCTTTGTTGATTTAACAGCTGTAAATGGTCCTATTGCCCCTGGATTTACATCTAAAGTTTTATTGAATATCTCCTTTAATCCTAATTCACAAACAGATGTTCTTACATTGAATCCAACAGGGTTAACTGGTACAGGAATTATTCTTCAAGGTTCTGTAGCGGGTGCTAAATCTACATTCTTGGTTGAAATGTTGCCTGGCATTGATGCAACTACTGGCCATGCTGGTATTGATTACTCAGCAAGTAGTGCTTTAGACACAGTTGATATCGAAGTGATTGGTTGGACTGATGATATGGGTGTTGCATTACGTTAATAAAGTTTTTTTTAAAGCCTAGACCCTTAATAAACATTGAGGGTCTTTAATTTATTGAAAAGGAATAAATCATGGCTCCTGCAGGCATACGTCCCACATTTTTCCCTATGTTTACTAATGGTACTTATTCTGTTCCTTATTATGGTTCAGATCCATTTATCACTGGTTATGAATTAACTATTCCAACAGGAACTGCATGGCTTAGTGCGGGCACTAAATTTACTTTGAAACCTGGATCTGCAAGAGCTTTTGCTAGTGATTATGTTATTACTTATAATCCTTATCTAACACCAGGATTACCTGAACTTTTAAATTTAGATTTGAATACTACAGGTCCATTAGGATGTTTCCCCGTAGCATTTACTTATCTTAATGTTAATCTACAGTTAGAGCCTTTGCCTGTGTATGTTCTAGGAGATAGCACTGGAATTAATCCAACCACCGCTATTGTTTCCACAGGATATAACTTCCTTCCACCTGGTTATAATCAATGGCGCAGAGTTGGCACTATTGTATTAAACAACATCTCTAGACAGTTAACTCAAATCACACAAAGTGGAACAGGAAATACGAGAGAATATACAGGACAACAGTTTCTTACTGGCGCCGCATATGGCCCCACTGTATTTTTCACAATCCCCCTAAGCGGTAATGATGGATTATTTTCTTCACCCATGGTGACGGATATATTGACACGCATGCAATTTCAACCTGCTAGCGTCACAGATTATGCTGCTATTTCCCAGTATAATGTAGCAAACAATACTGCCTTGATACCCTATCTCATTGCAGATAATAATGTTGCTAGCGGTGGCAGCATATTGTCAGAAACTTTTTGGATACCTGTTGGTAAAGGTCCAAGAGGAAATAATATCCAGTATGTTACTGTAGTGGGAGCTGGCGCATTATTAGGTGTTCAACAATGTGGCTGGCGTGAGAGCATGGGATTACAGTTGGTTTAGATTATTTAAATATAAAATATAATACAGAAATAAATATATACCCCAATATTAATGTTTTATTAATTTTCTTATAATGCTCTATTTGTATATATAGATTTTTATTATCTTCTCTTTGCTGTTGTAAGTAAGATGCTTTTATAGAAGAATCCAGCTGCATAGATGCAACAGCTCTTCTTAAAGTTTCTACCACGCCTTCTTTCACTTCTTTATCCCTTGGTTTAGATTATTTAATTATTAGATACAAAGAAATAGCGCTGAATATTACTCCTATAAAGGAAAGAAATACTCTTAGAAAATTCCAAAATCCTATGTCAGCGAAAACGAATCCTATTAATATTAAATTTATCATTAGAAATATTGCATTAGGGATAATCCAAATCACTTCTTTATCCTTCCATCTTAGCTTATTTGTCTATGGGTGTATTTTTATCTATGTATGGATTTTATATATCCTTATTGTAGTAATTCGCAATAAAGTATAAAGCATCCGCAGTCGTCATATCTTTTGTAAAACGCCTAAGAATTATATGGCCATGTATAGTTTCTCCACCTGTCCGATCTTTAATCTTAATGATTTGTTGAACAATATAGTGTCCAGTATTATTTGGATCTTCAATGCAGGTTATCTTAGTTGAAGCTGACTCTGCATTTATACTTACATCACCAATAAAGGGGTTGCCATTAAATCTACCATCGATACTCATTTCTTTATTCCTTTTTTAACTTCAAATAACCATGGCACATGATTGTCATATACCATTAGATCAAACTCATGGAACATCTCTGATGGCTGATATTGTCCATCCTCATTCCATGTTAACAACAGGTGTCTAGGTGGATTCATTTGCTTAACAATGCCGGCAATGCAGGGTGACTTACCATCTTTAACTTCACTGAATATGGTAATAGAAATCACCTTTAGATTACCTTTGGTGAACACATTGTTCTTATTGCCGGCTTGTATCCACTGCTTAAGATTGAACGGTTTTAGTTTCACTTTGTTGATTCCCATGAGCAGATGTAACTAAATCACACAATGATTTAAACGCAGTTTCGATATCAGCTGTAGCATTTGCAGAAGATATTCCAAGCTTAGCTAGAACAACTTGAGCCAAATGCTCTGCTGCACTTACCTCTATCCCTTCTAATGGTTTATTCAATTCTAACGCTAAACTTTCTAACATTTGTAATGATGACATTATTAACTCCTTATTTATCAAACCCATTAATAAACTCTTCCACATCTCTCTTCCTATATACAACCTGCCCAAATATCTTTAGGAACTTAGGACCTTTATTTTCCATACGCTCATGCGCAAGCTTACTTGTGGAAACTCTTCTTATAAGAGCCACCTCTGATTCATTGTGCAAAGAGTCTGGGGGTGACTCCCAGAAATCTTTTATGGTCTGCTCATCTGTTTTTTTAACTTTCATTTATTAACCACGCTCACTAATCTATCAAGTCCAAATTATATTTACCTAATATCAGTGATAATTCTATCTTCCTGATACATCCATGACATATGGTCATGTCTTTTTGTTGAAATATAGATTTACTATCACCCTTACAAAATTCCATGGAGCATCTTTCATTTGAAATATGATCTGGAACAGACCCTCCATGAGCAATAACCCTTCCACCATTAGATTCTTTATAGAAGTGCAAAGATTTAATCATTCATACTTATTCCTTTAAATGAAAATAATTCTAGCCTAATAAACATCACAATACAAATATCTACATCAATATCCATAAATAAAGATATTTTTACAAAAAAATACAATAGAATCAATAACTTGCATAAACATCCTTCATGCCTAATAATTAAGGTGTTAGTAATAACCAGCTACGCAGCTGTAATGCGGTGAACCCAACCATGGGGAAAAATGGTCTGTACGCGACAGTAACGCGGTGAACCGTGACGGGGCAATAGTCAACGAGAGGTTTTATATGAGTGATGGTTTGTCTAATGATTTGGGTCAGGTAACTGATAGTCCAGAGATTTCTGCTGCGCCAAAAATGGTGTCACAGGATGAAGTAGAAAAGATTGTACATGCTGCAAAGATGAGAGAGCGTGAAAAGGCTGCCGCGGACATTGAACGCGTCAAAACTGAAGCTCAATCAAGGTTGCCAGCTGGTGTAGGTGGAAGCGCGATTAGTCGTGAAGACATTGATGCCATGGTAGATGCCAAGTTACAAGGCGTTCTAGAGAAGGCTGGTCAAAAAGCTGTTGCGCAGAAGATCATGAATGATTTCACTGCAAAGATGGCATCAGGCTACGAAAAGTATCCAGATTTTCAAGACAAGATGGCAGATTTTGGGTTAGCTGATGTTACTGAATTAGTTCAGCTTGCCACAAATACTGAAAACACCGCTGATGTAATGTACGAGTTGGCTAGTAATGTTGGTAAAGCAGGTTCAATCCTGTCTCTTTATCAGAAGTCACCCCGATTAGCCATGAAGGCTGTAGCAGAATTATCAAAGTCCATTAAGGATAATGAAGCTGCTAAGGGCGGTACACCATCAAAACCATTGTCACAAATAAAACCGACAACAACGGCTGTTGATAGTGGTACGCCTAGTGTCCAAGATTATTATAAACAATCATGGATACGTAAATAGTTTTAGGCACTCCTATCAACATTTAAAAATGGTTGATTTGGAGATCTAAAATGACAACCCCGCAAAATACTTTACAACAGGTAGTCACGTACCAACGTGCCGGCCTTGCATACATGTTATTTCATTCTGCATTTATTGTTACTTGTAATCCTAAATTTAATAACTTCCAAACTTTCTCTGGTAACTTAGGCGACACAGTTTCCTATGATTTACCATATCGTTTAACCAGTCAAAGCTCTTTAGTAGGTTCACCCCAAGGTGTTACACAACGTAAACGTACCTTGACTGTTGACCAACAAAAATTAGTGCCATGGGCATTTAGTAACCAACAAGTCATATTCAACATGAACGAACAATCCTATATGGATTACATCGGTCGTGGCGCTATGACCCAATTGTCATATGACGTTGAAGCATTTGTTGCTTCTTTAGCTGAAACTCGTCCTTACCGTTATTTCGGTGATGGCGTAACTCAATTATCAAACATTACCCAAGTGGCAAACATGCTTGCACAGTATCGTGCGTATGGTGCTGCTATGGATTATGACTTGAAGGTTTACTGGCCAACAACTGTAACTCCTAACATTGCGAGTTCAGCTGCAAACCAATTCGTTATCAGCCGTAACCAAGAAATCATGTCTAAATGGATGGTTTCAGATTGGCAAGGCGTTGAGTTCTATGAATCAATCCTATTACCACAACATACTTCTGGTACCGTTGGTAACACTGGTCCTGCTGGCGTTGGTAACGTATTGACCGTTGTATCAACAAACGACGTTACTGGTAACAACATCACTCAAATTACTTTCAGTGGTGCTACACCAAACGATCCAAATGCTATCTTCCAATTTGATGGATTCACCTTCAATGATAACGTTGGAACTAACCCAAATCTTCGTTACTTAACCTTCGCTGGTTATAAACAAAACGGCTTGGTCCCAGTTCAATGTCAAATCACAGCGCCTGCTGGCTCTGATGGTGCTGGCAACGTAACTGTAAACATTACTCCAACTTTATGCGCAACTCCTGGCAACCAAAACCAAAACTTAACCTACAACATTGTTGCTGGTATGCAAGTTACGGTTCTACCAAGCCATATTTGTGGATTAATCGTTGGTGGTAACGCTATGTACTTAGCAATGCCTCAATTGCCAGATCAATCACCGTATGTAACTTCAAATGAGAAAGATCCATTAACTGGTATCTCTACTCGTTTGTACACCGGTGCTATTCCTGGTCAAAACGAAATCACTTGGTGGCATGACTGTATTTATGGAGCAGACGCTGTTCCTGAATACTTAATGAAGATTGTTATTCCGTTAAGTTAATAGTCGATTATCGACAAATTGGGGGCCATATGTCTTATACGTCAGGCGAGCTTGTAACACGTGCTTGGTTTTTAACCGGTATCGTGAGTCGCGACCTACAAGAGGTGTCTGGTTCCCAATTTGAAGATGGAATATTTTGTTTAAATGCCTTATTGGCAATGAATACTGCAAATCTGGGACTTATCCCTTATTTTACTCAAACCCATTTTGATGGGGTTATCTCTCAAGAAACATATTTCTTCCCTAATCTTGTTCAGGTAGAGACTTTAACGTTTGTTATTCCTAATGATGCATCACCGGACCAAACAGTACGATTCCCGATGTCTCGTAAATCTCGTGAAGATTATTGGGCAACGCCACGTGCTAATGGCGTAGCATCTTTACCTTATATATATGAAACCGAAAGAGTCATGGGAGGTATGAATGTTAACGTTTACTTCACTCCTAATGAAGCTTATATATTCGAGATGTGGGGTAAATACTCCTTAACATCTACAGTACCTAATCAAGATTTATCGTTAGTATATGATCCATATTATCTTGAATACTTACGCTATGGCGTAGCTACATACTTGTGTGAAGAATATAATGTTATTCCTCCACCATCTATTGTTGCTAAGTTTAAACAATACGAACATCTTATTCGAAACACGAGCCCAACAGATTTTACCCAAAAAATCCAATGTCCTTTCAATGGCAATTACGCACCAAACTATGCGTTTGCTAATGCCTCTGCTGGATATGTACCTGCTGGATGGGGGTATTAATGCAGCCTACTGCTCAGCAACCTTTATTAGACGCACCAGTTAAAATTGTTGGCGGAAATCTATTTGGTCGTTTCCCAAAGATTTCTGATGAGCAAACTTTTAATATGGTTGTGTCTGATAAATTCTTAGTGTCATACGCAGGCTATAAAAAGATAAAAGATATTGTTGCTGGAAGCGCACAAGGCCGCGCTATTTATTCTAGTACTCGCGGTGGATTCATGATTGCCGTGATTAACAATCAGGTTCTAAAAATACAAGGTCCTTTGAATAACATAATTGTTCAATTTTTATTCAATTTGAATACTTATACAGGCGATGTGTTTATAGATGAAAATATTGCGGCGCAAATAGCAATAGCAGATGGATCTGATTTATGGATTTATAATTGGTCTACAGGTATTTTTCAGACTGCGATATTGCCTAATAATCCTTCAACAGGAAATCCTATTCAACCTGGATACGTTACTTATCATGATGGTTATTTTATTGTACCTGATTTGGAATCAGCCTCTTGGTACCTTTCCGCTTCTAATGATGGCCTAAATTGGTTATGGGGAGCAGGAGGCGTAGCAGTATCTGGTGCTATTCAAACTAAGCCTGATAATTCTGTTGCGGTAATTCGCGCTCCAGGCAAGGGCTCATTAATTTATGTATTTGGTAATAACGTTACTGAATTATGGAATGACGTAGGTCGTGGATTATTCCCTTATCAAAGAAATGCATCAACAAGTATTGACTATGGCTGTTTAAGTCCATCTACGATTGCTGCAATGTCTGACATGGTAGTCTGGCTGGCGGTGAATGAACGTTCTGGCCCGGTCATAATGATGGCCAATGGATCTAGCAGCCAACCTATTTCTACTGATGGAATAGAATATCGTTTAGAGCAATTAATTAATCCAGCAGATTCGTTTGCATTCTTTTATACAGAAGCTGGCCATGTCTACTATCAAATTACCTTTGCTGACCCTAGAGATAATCTGACATTAGTATATGATTTTGAATCAGGATTATTCAGCACATTAACAGATGAAAATCTTAATCATTACACAGCGTCTCGCATAGCTTATTTCAATGATACTTACTATTTCGTAAGCTTAAATGACGGAAATCTGTACGAACAGAGCTTTAAATATCCATATTACGATTATACGACTCCAAGCTTACTGATTCCTAATCCCAATCCACCGGAAATTAGGCAGATACCAAGGATAAGAATCACTCCTCCTACACGTCTTGCTGATAGCTCTAGATTTGTGGCGAGCAATCTATCCTTTACGTTAGAGCAAGGAGAAGATCCATTCTATGTACAAGATAGAATCGCTTTTATAACTGATGAGCAAGGCGCACCCATTACTCAAGAGCCTATAGCAGGATATATAGCATCTGCATTAACCAATGAATACGTACTCAATCATTACATTCCACGTATTGATTACTCAGTATCTAGAGATGGCGCTGAAGCTTGGAGTAATTACGTCAGCATTAAGATGAATCCACAAGCTAGAAGAAATAACCGCGTGCTGTTTAATCAAATTGGTTCTGCCAATGATTTGACACATCAATTTAGATTTTACAGCTTGGCTAGAGTGGTTTGCACCGATGGTGTAATGCAGACTCGGCAAAATGGAATGGGGGCAGCATGAGCTTTGTAACAGCAACCTCAATGATATTCCCAAGTTATGTTAATGGCGTAGCTGTGGATGAAGCTAAAAACTTTACTCCTGATTGGAACATTTATTTCTCTCAGTTGACACAAAACTTACAGCTTAACTTTTCTAACGAGGGCATTAGCTTGCCTTCAAACGACACAACCACGATTAATGATTTGATTGCACAGGATGTCGAGGGGTTATTGAATAATAAGATGTTTGTGAATTCAGATACAGGGCTGCCACAGTATATAAGCAATGGCGTACTTAAAACTTTTACAGTGACATAGGTGATATATGTTTGGCGGAATATTTGACAGTTTATTTGGAAGTCCTGAGCAACAAGCTATGGATATGTACAGTTTAGAAGATTTTCAGAAAATGCTTCAGGAATACTACGGTCCTTATTCACAGGCTGGTGAGAATGCTCTTCCTGTACTCGAGCAGCAATATCAAATGTTATTGAATAATCCGGATCAGCTGCATCAGCAGTTTGGCTCTACATATGAAGAGTCTCCAGGGTATCAATATCAAATGGACCAAGCAATGAATGCTGGAAATATGGCGGCTGCTGCTGGTGGAATGCTGGGATCTCCTTCTCATCAAACAGAAATGATGGGTCAGGCTAGCAATATAGCGAATCAAGATTATTGGAATTATATGAATAACCTTCTTGGGCTGCATGGACAAGGATTGAATACCGCTGGGAATATGGCAAATATGGGCTATAACGCTGCTAATTCCATGGCAGGCAATACAGGTTCATTTATGGGTGCACAGCAAGGATTGGCATATAACGGCGCTGCAAATCAGCAAAATAATTTATATGGATTGCTTGGTGCTGGAGTTGGCGGTCTTGGTGGCTGGTTAGGTTTATAGGAGTTATCAATGGCATATCAAATTCAATATCCACCACAAAGACAAAATGCTTTTGAATCTTTTATGGGTGGCTATAGTGCTGTAGATCAAATGAGAACTCAAGCCGCTCAAAGAGAAAGAATGAAGCTTGAGCAAGAAGCGCTTAAGCAAGAACTTGCAAATAATCCACAATTATTTGAAGCGCAGTTAATGGGTGAACAAGCTAAAGCAAACCAAAGCATGAGCGCTGCTGAATTGAATGCGCTTAAGTTTGATAGAGAGAAATTAGAATATGATTTGAGAAATCAATTTGGCATGTCACAAGAGCAGGCAAAATTAGCATCAGAACAAGCCTTGCAGCAACAAAGATTGGCGTCTGCTGAAAAAAGCAGAAGAACTGATGAATATGGTGGAAATTTGACAGGAACTGCCGGACAGCTTGCTGCTTATAATGCCGCGGTAAAAAGCGGAGATCCAAATGCTGATTTGATTCTTGAAGGTATAAAGAAAGGTGGCAGTGGGGCTTCTAATGATTTCAGAAGCTATCCAATGGATGTTAAGCGTTCATTAATAGCAAAAGGTGTTGGCCTTGGATATGACCAAGCAGAAGCAGGCAAGATGTTGAATGAAGGCTATACATTAGCTGAAATGGCTGAGATGAGAGGCATTCCTGTAGATGCAATGAATAGCTCAGAATATGCGCCTGTTTATAACCCTACTCAACCATCAGTTACAGCTGTTCAAAAGCGTGTAGCTGCTGAACAAGAAATAGCGTACTTAGCGCCCAAGGTTGCTGAATGGATAACACCATATGCAGATCCTGTCAAAATCATGGGTTATTCACCCACACAAATAGCAGATGCTGTTCAAGGTAAAAATATTGAACAACAAGCCAAGTTCTTTGCAGGAACAGCAATATTTCCTGAATTAACCTATATGCGTATTCGATTAGCTGCGGGTGAATCAGGTATATCAGCACTTCAACATATGGAAGATGCACTTGCTGGTAAGGTTAAGCAGTTTGAGCCTTTCATGAGTAGAGAAACATATCAGCTCATGCATAAACATTTAAATGAAGCATTGGCAGAAGCATCTCACATTGCCAACCAAGCAATCTTAGATCCAGTTTCAGCCGCGCAACAATACAATTCTAAAAATAAAAATGTTGAAAATGACATCACCATCGATGATTTAGATGCAGCAATCGCTGAAGCAGAAAAACAAGCGGGGATAAGATGAAAAAATCATTGAAGGGAATGAGCCTAGAACAGCTTTATGAAATGAGAGCAATGAAACAAGCTGAAAACCCGGAACAAAAAAAAGAAATTAAAAGTTCTCTAGCAGAGAAATTAGGCCAATTTGGCAAAGACATTCAAAATACTGGCGTCGTTAAAGCAGGCACATCTTTTGTTGATGCTCTTGGTAATCTTCCTATTACCATTGGAAACACTCTTGCCTCTCCATTTACAGAACAAAGAGTGCCCACTCAAAATACTATTCCTGGCGAAGGAATTTCTAAAAGCCTAGGGCGCGCTGCGGGTGGTGCATTAGGAATGATGGGCCTTGGTGGCGCATTAGGACAAGGAGCAACAGCAGGATTAGGTGCTTTAGGTCGTGCAGCTCCAGGAGCACAACAAGCCACAAATTATTTAACCAGTGGTCAAGCTTTACCGGCGACTTTAGGTAGATTTGGAGAAGCAACAACATCAGCAGCATTGACTAATCCTGAAAATCCATTAGGAGCAGCCGGTGGCGCAGCTATAGCTCAAGCAGGATTAGAAACAATTCCTTATGCAGGCAAAGGCTTGGGAATCTTGGCTGAATATATTCCTGGAACTCAATACACCAAAGACACAACTCAGAGACTGGTTGAGCATATGAATAAATCTGAAAAGTCTGCTGTAAGCAATTTGGATAAGGCCAAAAAAGCTGCTGGGGACGGAATGGTTGAGGTCGGTGAAGGCTTCATTGAAAACATGGATGATGCTTTGCCATTGCTGACTAAAAAAGAAAGAGCAATTTTTGATAAATTTGAAAAAAATAATTCTTATCAAAATGCTTTTGAATTACAAAGCACGGTTGGTAAAAGAGCCCGTGAAATAAAGGGATCTGATTTTGCTTCTGTTGAAGCTAGAGATAAATTGAATGCATTCAGAGAGGGTGTATTGTCCGATCTAAAAAAATCTCTCTCTGGAAATCCAGAAGCACTTAAAGCTTTAAATAAAGGCATGCATCAATATGCCACAGAATTTAGCCCTTATTTAAAAAATCCTAAATTTTCACAAATGCAAGAAGGTGTCATTGGTGGATCTGGACCAGGACCTAGACAAGGTTTAGCTCCTGAACCAACTATGCAAGAATTACAAAAACTTCTTCAAAAAGAAGTTACAGCTAAAAATCCTGATGGCGGATATAGATTCCCTGAGAATCATCCGATGCTTGGAGAGTTAAAGAATTTAAATCAACGTGCTGGCAAATCTCAATTAGCAACCATGGCGAGCTTACCCATCTCTTTACCAGCCTTAATTGGTAAATATTATGGATTTGATGCTTTTCAATTAGCAACCAATCCAGATGTCTTGAAAGCCATGAAAACTATAGATGAAGCATTGAAAGCAACATCCCCCGCAATATCAGCAGGAGCCCAGTAATGTCATTAGATCCAAGATACATTCCTTTATATAATCTACAGCAATACTTTGTAGATAAAGCTACAGGAGGACCATTATCAAATGGCCGCGTTTACTTCTACTCTGATGAAAATCGTAGTATACCCAAGACTGTATACGAACTCTCATCAACAACTGGAACTTATACCTATGTGCCACTTCCAAATCCTGTTCTCCTAAGTTCAGTTGGTACACCTGTTGATGTGAATGGAAATGACATCGTTATTTATGCTTTTCCTTTCAATATTATTACTGGTGAACCAGAACTTTATTATGTGGTGGTACAAGATAATTTGGGACGCCCTCAATTTACTAGAGAAGCTGTACCAAGCAATGGATCTGGTGGCATTACACCTAGCAGCGATGCTGGAATATTCAATTATATCCCCAATGGTCAATTCCTTGCTCATACTAATGTGCCTGGCCCCGATAATATGCTGGTTGCTGGTACTAACGTTATTGCTCAGGGTGGATTTAGTGTTGAGCTTGCCGCACCTCTTGTTTCTGAAAATACTTACAGATTTATTGAGCAGCAATATATTCCAGGTAATCCTCCTAATAGCCCTAGGTTTATTGGTCAATTGCAAGCAGTTACTTTTAGTAGCACTGAGGACAGAAAAAACCTTAGAATTAAATTCAACGATGTAAATAAGTTCTCAGCCAATGAAGACTTTTATACATTCTGCTTTTGGGGTAAAGGTAATATTGATATCCCAATCGCTATTCAAGTGGTTAAATATTGCGGGCCAACTGGAACTATAGTGGCGCCAGTGACTGTATTTACAGATGTGATCACTACCGCAGGAGATCTATATCAATATCAATTCCAATTTGGTCTTAATACAGGTTTAGTAATTGATACAACATCTAACACTGATTATGTGGCTATTGATATCGCATTGCCCACAGGTATTCCATTTATCTTTGATCATACTGATTTCATTTTGGCTAATGGTGAGATTGACTTTACAGCATTCCCATTACAGACCAATGCAGACATGATAACTCGTGGTGTAGATGGCTGGACCGATGTTCCTGACTATGATGGTGGAGATTTATATTTACCTAAAGTTTTAACAAGAATTGGTTATGAATATTCTGCTTCAGATGTTGGAGATGTGGGGATTAGTCTTGGAAGTATTACCAGCCCATTAAGCTTATTACCTTTGCCAAAGGGTAATAAGATGCCAATTATTGAAGCCTCTTATCCATATTCTGGATTTTCTACAAATGGTATTCCATTTTCAAGATTGGGGGATTTTTTAATAGAAAATAGTTCGGTTCCAAATATTCCTATGTTTGGTACTGGCAGTGATTTTGCCACGGCTTATAGCAATAGCGTTACTGATATATTAAGGCTGACTGTTAACTCCAGTGGCGTTGGAGCAGCTTATGCCCAAGATGGAATAATTCCAACTGGAATTACATTTCAAGGACAGGTTGTTTATAACGGAAGTACTACTGGTTCTGCGAGCTTAAATTATTCTGTTTATTCTAGTGGTATAGCAACTAATCAGATTATCTGTAAGTCTAATTTTAACTTGAGCACTTCTGAAACTCAGTTTGGGCCGGATACTTATTGTATAGATGTAGATACAGGATTTACTATCTCACAATTGGATTATTGGGTAAATACATATGCTGAGCAGGGCATAGTGTTTACGATAGATACAGTAACCGCCGCTGCTTTGACGGCAGGAACTGGAAACCCGGGCTTAACATTTTATTTTTATTCAGCAAATGGTGCCACACTCCCATATTATGTTTGGTTTAACGTTACTGGGGAAGTAGATCCTGGTCCTCCTGTCGTAGGAGCATTACCAATCGAAGTAATATTGCACTCTACTGATACAGCTGAAGATGTTGCGAATACACTTCGTGAAGTCATGAATGCATATCAAATAACATCTGCTACATTTCCTGGTACAGCACCTATCCCTGGATCTTATTTTGAATTCTTCACCAATCCATCAGGGGTGCTCGATTGGTATGTTTGGTATAGCAATCAAACGGGTGGTTCAGATCCACTAGTTCCTGGATCCACTGGAATCAATGTTCAAATATTATCAGCAGATACACCTGCAGAAGTTTTAACTAAAACCTTAAAGGCTATCAATAAATATCAATATGGAATTCCAAGTGCTTCCGGTATGTTCTTTAGAAATTATGACCCAACAGGCGTTTGGGATTTTGATAATCTAACTCGTTTCTCAAATGTAACTGGAATCGTTGGTCCGAGCTTAGGTACTTTTGAATACAGTCAATTCTTGTTACATAACCACGAATTATCCACAGTTCAAGCAATCAATACAGGACAGCCTAGAACTGCAGCACCTTATAGCGCTACTCCATCTATTTGGAATGGAGTTCCAATTAACTTTAATGCTGTTATTCCTGCAGGTGGAAGCGAGACAAGACCAGTTAACATGTACGTCAATTATTATATTAAATATTAGGAGCAATTATGATTCCAGCTTTTACAATTAGAAACAATGGTGGTGACTATAACACCCAAAGCAACAATGCTTATCAGTTCTCAGATGCAGTCCTTAACTTTGAGCTAACTGCTGGAACTCCTTTTACCATTACTATTCCAACTATTAGTTCTGCGGTTCAAGCATCTGGAGCTAGTACAGTAAAACTATTAGCTTTCTTCTCCTTTAGCCAAGGGGCAGATGTATTTTTAAAGCCTGATGTTTTAACAACTATAGCTTTACCCACAGGTACAGCAGTAGTTGGCAATACTGAATTAAATCCACAACTGTTTGGTGGTAGACAAGTGGTCATTGGCCAACAATTACAACTTTTGACATCCACCGCCAATGTTTTTGGAACAGTGAGATTATATGCAATGGCACAAAATATATAAGGTATTAAATGTACAACAATAACCCTATTACTCAATTACCCCCGATAGTGAGCATTGCTCCGGATGATGTATTGCCTATTGTTGATATATCTGACATTTATCCTATTGGGCAGTCTCCATCAGGTACGACTAAAAAAGTTACGATGATTCAGATTCTAGATTATGTGCAAACTGCTAATCCTTGGATAATCGTAACTTCTAATCCAACTACACTTGTACCAAATCAGGGATATATTACTGATACGATCGTTGTAGCATTATTAACATTACCTCTTACGGCAGCAGTTGGAGACCAGTATTATATTGAGGGTCTAGGACCTAATTTATTTGAAATACATCAAAATGCTGGCCAATCCATAGTTTTTGATAGTGCCACTACAACTGTAGGTACTTCTGGATACATTCAATCCACTAATCCAGGAGATGGATTAACAATCATGTGCACGGTGGCTAATACGACTTTTAAAGTCCGAAGCTCTATTGGAACTTTTATAACGATATGAGGAATTAAATGACAATTCATAGCTCACCGATGCACTTTATTCCCCCTGCTGCTATTGGCGCAACGGGACAAGTTTTGACGGCTACAGACAATGCTGGTCATACAGGTTGGTTAAATCCTTCATCACCTATATTGCCTCCAAATGGGATTCAAATATTTTTTTCTAAACAGATAGGTAGTGATATTACCGGAGATGGAAGTTATACCAATCCTTATGCTTCTATTAATTTTGCATATACCGCTGCAGGAACTCCAACCGTTCCTGTATTTATAATAGGATTAGATGCCGAAGTTTATGATGAACAATTGGTTTTAAATAGTTCCTTGAAATTTATTATTGCCACATATGCAAATTTAAATTATACAGGCGCGGGCGATGCGATTACTGTATTGGTAGCAGGCGCAGGGTTTCCTGTTATTTTTGGAACAATCAGCGCTGCTAGTGGGAATGCTTTAAGCAATCCTTCTAATGAAGTAGTCATTATTGAAGTAGGTTCTTTGCAACAGGGAAATGTGGTTAATTCTGGATCTGGAATAATTATCCTACAGTCTCTAATTACAACTGTAGATTTTATAAACACTGGGGCTGGTCAATTTTTCTACAATGTGACAACCAGATTGTCCGGAACAGATACGGCTGGTGTCCATGGATTAAGTGCACAGGGTGCATCAGGACCATTTAATATATCTGGTCTTAATTATCCTACAGTTGATGGTGCATCAGGAAATGTAATGACCACCAATGGTTTAGGAAGTTTAACCTTTCAGCCCACATCATTATCTACTAACAGTATTCAGATATATGTGTCACAACAAATTGGTAGTGATATTACAGGTAATGGTAGTTTTACCAATCCTTTTGCGACTATAGGTCATGCAATAACTGTTGCAGGAATTCCCACATTCCCAGTGCAAATTACCATTATGGATGGAAACTTATACGATGAGCAAATAGTAATTCCAGCTGCTTATATTTATATTATAGGAAGGGTGGCTCAATTAATTTATTCTGGCGTTGGAGATGCTATAACGATAAATGGTTCAGTGGGGGATGTGGCCATAAGTCTTGGGAATATAGGCGCCACAGGTGGTGGGAATGCAATAACTATAAATGCACATACGGACACATATCTAACTGTCGGAACAATAATAAATGGGAATATATTAAATAATGGAAATGCGGTTGTATATATGATCGCTGATTATCTATCAATAGATATTAATAATACAGCAGGGGGTTCTGTAAAATATTTATGTACAACCAGATTTGGGATTGATGGAACGAATGTCTTTGGTGTAAGTCCTACTGGATCTTCTTCTCCAACCTTCGGAGTTAATACATTTACAGCTTCAGGACTGCAATATCCTACGGCTGATGCAGCATCGGGAACTGTGGTGACAACAAATGGCTTAGGTGTTTTGTCATTACAGCCTATTCCCGCGTTACCATTACCCTACAATGGCGCTGAAATATATGTTTCAAAATTAACTGGGAACGATGCTAATAGCGGAAGTTTTACTGCACCATTGGCTACATTAAATGCAGCACTTACATTAGCAGGATCTCCTACTCCAACAGCTCCGATTGTGATCGTTGTTCTTGATGCGGCTACATACGATGAGCAATTGAATTTTGCACCTAGCACTGAGAATTTATTCTTCCAAGCATCCTCTGCGCAAATCAACTTTTCTGGAGTTGGTGATGCGGTCACTATAGGGCTTAACTGTAAAATATTTATGCAGTTTGCAAGCATCGCTAATTCAGGAACTGGAACGGCGATAACAAATAATGGTGGAGAATTCTTTGGATATATTGATGTTATTCAATCCACAGGGGTGGCTATTAATCATGTTGGGCCAGGAGGGGCATGTCTTATTCAATCTTCCATAGCATTACAGGGCGATATCCTGTTAGCCGGAGGTGGAAACGTTCTTTACAATACACAATTAAGAACCGGTACCGATGCAACAGGTGTTGTAGGTATAAACATCTTGGGGACTTCAGGTCCATGGCAAGTCCAAGGGCAGTTGACAGCATCCGGTCTTAATT